CGCGATCCTCCCGTCGCCTGCCCGAAGGACGGGACGATCTTGGACGTGAAGGACGGCATCCGCCACTGCCCATTCTGCGGATACCGCTGGCCGAACTGAATAGCCCGTAGCCCTCTGGAAAGCAGGAGAGCGAAGTGGCGAATTGGTACTGCTCAAGAGAGCAGGTAAAGACCGCCGCGAACGTGGGCGGCGCCGATAAGGACGCGCAAATCGACCGGCTGATCGAGGCTGAGAGCCGCCGGATCGAACGCGCGACGCGCCGCATCTTCATCCCGAAGACGCAGACCCGCCTCTACCGCTGGCCGCTCCCCGGCAACGAGGACTCTGATGTCCTGTGGCTGGACTTCGACCTGATCTCGGTCACGACCCTTCAGACGAAGGCTCAGGACAGCAGCCCGACCACGATCAGTTCCTCCGACTACTTCCTTGAGCCGCAGGCGTTCGGGCCGCCCTATGACCGCATTGAGATCGACTCGTCAAGCAGCGCCGCGTTCGAGGGCGGCGACACTCCGCAGCGATCTATCAGCGTGACCGGTTCGTGGGGCTACTGCAACGATCGAGCGCGGCGGCCACGTCGATGGTGTGCTCTGACGGCTCTCTCATCGACGTGGGGGACACGCTGCTGATCGAGAGCGAAGCGGTATTCGTGTCTGATCGCAGCTTCGCCGCGCTCGATTCCATCCTGGTCAACGACGCGTCCATCACGGCCGACAGGGCGGACGTGACCATCACAGTGGACGCCTCGCACGGGATCAAGGCTGGCGAGGTTATCCGCCTTGAATCTGAGCAGATGTACGTCGAGGTGGTCTCCGGCAACGATCTCACCGTCCAGCGCGCGTACAACGGCACGGTGCTGGCCGCGCACGCGAACGACACGCCGGTCCACATCAACCGGACGCTGACCATTGAGCGCGGCGTGAACGGCACGACCGCCGCGACGCACAGCGACGATACGGCCGTCAGCGCGTACGAGGTGCCTTTCGATGTCCGCGAACTCTGTGCGGCCGCCTCAGTAGCCGCTCTGCACCAGGAATCCGCCGGTTGGGGCCGGGAGATCGGCACAGGCGAAGGGGCGCGGGAGATGACGGGCCGGTCCCTGGCCGAGCTTCGAAAGGATGTGGTGGCCCACTTCCAGCGTCCGCGGATCGGAGCGATCTGATGGTCACGATGCGGACGCGTATTACGAAGAAGGGGCCGCTCTTCTCCACTGGTAAGACGCAAGTGCGAAGGGGCGTACAGGGCATCGTGCAGACGATGGTGGACGCCGGCGAGCAGCGGTTGGACACCATGCTCCGGCCTCGTCCGGGCGGTGTGTACCTGAGCGTTGCGGAGGCCCAGAAGGGCAAGGCCAGCACCGGCCACTACCGGCGGAACGTCCACGGCAAGGTCACGAACCTGCACGGGCGGATTGACGACGGGGGAGTCGTGTATGGGCCTTGGTTGGAGGGCGTCGGGACTCGGAACCAGACGACCCGGTTCAAGGGCTACGCGTCCTTTCGTAGGACGGCGCAGTATCTCCAGAAGAACTTCCGCCGCATCTGTGGCCCGGCGGTCAAGCGGCTCATCGCGAGGCTCGGTTGATGGCTTTCAAGGTGAAGTCCACGCTTCAGGCGGTCGCGAGCTACATGGAAGCCTCGGGTTACATTCGCAATGTCTCCGTTGGGGAGCCGAAGCAGCCCCTCGAAGGGCGGGGACTCAGCGCGGCGATCTTCATGTCCAGCGCCAACGTCGTCGAGCTGACGCTCGCGACCACGATTGAGGTTCACGTAGCCATGATCCGCGTCTACGCCGACATGCTGCGGGAGCCGCTGGAGGCCAACGAGTTCGAGATGTCGGAGGTTGTGGGCGACATCTTGAGTGACCTGCTGGGCGAGTACGACCTGGGCGGGACCATCCGCAATATCGACGCGGCCGGCCAGTATGGGACGGCTGTGAGCACGTCCTGGGGACACATCGACCTGTCGGGCAAGATGTACCGGATCGCTGATATCACCCTGCCCCTGATCGTGGACGATTCGGCGACTCTGGCCGCATAGGAGCCGCATAGGAGAATCCGATGTCGCGAAAACGAAGCGCAACCACGAAGTACCGGGTGCTGAACCCCCGGCACATCCCGGACGACGTGCCCATCGTGACGCTGGAGGAGAAGTCAAAGGGCGGCGTTGTTCTGAAGGTCATCAAGCTCTATGAGGGCCAGACATTCGCTCCGCCCGCGGGCGTGAACGTAGCTTCGTTACTGGCACTCGGGATGATTGAGAGGGTCTAGGCGATGGCGAAGCAAGCTGGATTGGCACACCAAATCTACGTTGGCGGCTACGACCTGTCCGGCGACGTGGGAGCGATCAACAACGCCGCATGTCCACGCGCCTTGCTGGACATGACGGCCATCAACAAGAGTGCCATGGAGCGGGCCAACGGACCCGCCGACGGGGTGATCGACTTCAATTCGTTCTTCAACGACGCCGCGCTCGCCGCGCACGCTGGGCTGTCGGGCCTACCGACTACCGACGTACTTATAATCTGGGCGCTGGGCGCGGCCGTTGACGATCCGGCCTTCGCGTTGACCGCGAAGCAGGTTGGTTACGACGGCGCGCGTGGCGCGGACGGCTCGCTGGCCTTCAACGTGAACGCGCTGGCCAACGCCTACGCGCCAGAGTGGGGCGTCATGCTCTCCTCGGCTCAGGATACCTTCGCTTCGTCTGGCAGCGGTTCGAGTAAGGACGATGGGACGCAGGCCGACGCGGTCACGATCACCAGTTCCAGTGTGGCGAACCCCACGAATATTCTCACGCCGGCGGCTCACGGATTGACGTCTGGTGATTCAGTTCTGATTGCGGGTCACAGCGGGAGCACGCCGGACATCAACGGCTATCACACTGTCACCGTCGTTGACGCCACAAAATTCACGATTCCGGTCAACGTCACCGACGGCGGCTCCGGCGGCACGTCAACGCTCACCAGCACTCGGAACGGGGCCGCCGGGTTCCTGCAGATAATCGACATCGGCTCCGGCACGCCGACGGTGGTCATCGAGGACAGCATCGACGACAGTACGTGGGCGTCTCTCATATCGTTCACGGCGGTCGCGGATGGGAATGAACCGACGGCCGAGCGGAAGACCGTATCGGGTATCGTCAACCGCTTCTTGCGGATCACGACCACGGGTACGTTCACCGATCTTGACTTGGTGGTCGCGTACCGGCGCGGAGAGGCCGTGGACGACACGGCGTATGCATGATGTTGACTGGAATCGGAAACCGAATAGGGCACCTCTTCAGAATGAGCGCGCCCACCGCGACGCACCGACGGACGGCGTCCTGTGAGGAGGTCAACTGCCCGCACTACCTGAAGGGCTGGATCACCATCGTGCCAATCGGCTCGCCGCAAGACCTCTACATCCGCCACCACAGCGGGCGGCGGTTCACCGCGAAGGCAGAGGCAGGGAGCGTGACGTTCACGTTCCCTCCGGGGCAGCAGTGCTTCCGGCAGCACACGGCGACGCTGAACCGGCCACCGTTCCTACTGCGCGGGCGGAACGGCCGGTTGCAAAGGGTGAGCGACCCACACGAATGGAGCGATACGTTCAACGAAACGATGCACCAAGCGGAACAGGCCCGGAAACGGGGCTAGAAGGAGAGGACCATGGCGAAGGAAAGCGGCCTGGGCATGACGGTGGCCGTCGATGACTCAGGCGGAGTAGCACGATCGATCGAGAACGACATCACGAGCGTGGACTTCGCGACCCCGCGCGGAATCCAGGAGACGACAGGCCTCGACAAGTCGGCAATGGAGCGGCATCTGCTTCTGGCGGACTTCTCGATAAGCATCACGGGCATCTTCAACGACGCCTCGAATATGTCGCACGACGTATTCAAGACGGTGCCGAGTTCGTCGGTGGATCGCACAGTGACCATCGCGCATAGCGGGCAGACGCTCCCCAACGAGTGCGTCTTCTCCGACTACGCGCTGAGCCGTGCCGCGTCGGGCGAACTGACCTACACGGCGCCGGGCGCGCTCACTGGCGGAACTGC